TTTTCAGCTGCTTTAGCCCTAGTTACCTCACTATCTATATTTGTTTGTAGAGTAGTAGTATCACCAGAGATTCTACTATCTACTTCGCTAGTAAGTTTATCACTAAGGTATTTATATAGTCCTGAATTAGCTACAATTGGTTCATCATAAGTAGTATCACTAACAATAAAATAATCAGTTGTTAGACAATTATTAAGATCAAACTTTTTATCATCAAATTTTTCGTTGGTCAAACTATAATAATAGGTATATTGTAAAACACCTCTTCCAACCTTAACTAATTCATCCCAATTTAAATAGATGGTATAATCTGTAGTATCAATACTAGATTTATCTTTAGTTATACAATAATCTGGATTTGTAGTAAAAAACTTGATATAATAATTTACGGATGCTTCTATATTTGTCTTTTCGGATGATATATCAAACTTTATATCACCACCATTATAAATTCTTATCATTATTATCTACACTATTAGTTGTTGGTTCTGGATTCTGATTAATATTTGTTTTACTTGTATCTGAATATGGAATGTTATGAGAATCACCACCATCAACGGAATTATAACCAAGTTCTTTCCTTACTTCATTAATACTTAGTACTCCAGCGTTTAACATGCTAGAATAATAAGAGGATGTTTCCTGTTTATTTGTTCTTAGGATCTCTGTTTCATCTAAGTTAATAGAGATATTGCTACCAGATCCCACCAATTTTCTATTTAGTTCCTGTTCTATCATTACAATATATGGATTAAGTGTATATGATAGATATTGGATGTTTGTAGCCTCAATAGAACTATAGCTACTATGGCTAAGATCACCAAGTAAAATAGGAGAAATAGAGAAAAATCTAGCTATATCTTCAACATTAAATTGTCTTGATTCCAGCATTTGTGCATCGGTACTACTCATACTAATAGGCTGATATGTCATATTACCCTGTAGTACGGCTAATCCACCACCTGTATTACCACTATATGCCTGCGACCAACTAGTTTTAATATCTGCTTTTTGTTTCTCGTTAAGATTTGAATTAACTGTTAGGATTCCATTTAGATTACAACCTGAGCTAAAGAATGTTTCTGCACTATTTTCAGTTTGGTTTGTAATATTTAATGATCTTCTTGCATAGGATAATACGGATATACCAGTTACTCCATCAGTGGTATATCTTAGAAAATGTAACATATCCTTTGGATAGATTCTTCCTTTAAAAATATATCCACAATTATAATAAAGTTCTTTTTTCTCTTTACTATAATAGATCTGAACATCCTCTGCTGGAAGATATCTCAATCCAATTACTTTTTTCTGACTATCTCTTTCAATATAAGCGAATCCATTACCCTTTAAGATAACATTCTGAACTATTGATTTAATAAAGGTATATCTTGACATAAAATCATTTTCGAATATTCCATAAAGAGGATTATTCTCCAGTACATCTTTACCTTTATCATTTTTTATTTTAATTTGTATAGGCAATGTAGCAACTGAATCACTGATCAGATTTACTGCACTGTATACTGCACTAATTGCCAATGCTGAATTTTTTGTAGTAGCATTTCCAAACATTAGTGCATCTGAATATGGAGATATGTAACTAAATTCACGTTTCTCCGTTTCTTGTTTACCAAAATTTTTACCTAAAATTCTCATTCTAAAAACTTATACCTATAATTTCATTACTGTATGCTGGTTGCTCTAAGAATTTACCCAGTGCATTCAGACTTGCAGCTATACCATCAATTTTTCTTTCACTACTTTTATTGATCTTAACAGGCTTGATATTTCCATTATTATCCTCTTTAATCTCACAGTTGCTATACATCCATCTAATTATTGGATTATCATCAATTACAGCTTTATTATTTCTTGTAATTAATTCCAAATATCTAGATGGTTTATTCATAGCACCAATAGACTGAGAGTATGGTTCACAATTAAATCCATCTTCAGTTAATTTAATTATTGCCATAGTAGACTGCCAACTATCATAACTAATAGTATTTATTGGAATAATGTTATTGATTTTCTTAATTTCCTTTATTACATAATCATAATCAACAACATTTCCAGATGTTATATTTAAATATCCTCTGGATTTCCATACTTTATATTTTTCTGCATTAACTGATTCTACTAGTGCCGTTTCAGGTAAGTAAAACCAGTATTTAAAATAATATTTATCTTCACTTGAATCATGTATTAGTAAAGAAATTGCTGTCATATCACTAGTTGATGATAAGTCAATTCCTAAATATCCATACATACCATTAAATCTATCCTCTTCTATATCAAATTTATGTGTACAACCTAGTATATATTTACTAGGAATCCATTCTCCAGTAGAGTTAGCACACCATATATTCATCAACTTAGTCTTGAAATTAGTCATCAGCAAAGGTGAATTCTTAGCCTTATTAAGTTGGGACATAATATAATCTTCTGTTACTGTTATACCTAGATTTGGTTGGCATTTCTTCCAATTTGTGGGATCTTCGATATTATCATCTTTATCCAGAGTATATATTGCACAGAATACTGAATCATCCTTTAGTTTGTCTCTAAGAATATCTATATATGTTTCTCTTAGTTGATAACATGGAGACGTTAAATCAAAACCAGCCGTTGTTATATACAGCATCATTGGTTGTGTCCTCATACCAACAGATGATGTTAGTACGTTTGCCACATCATTATTTGGTGCTGCATGATATTCATCCAAACAAAAAGCACTTACATTAAGACCATCTAATTTATCTGCATCTGCACTCACTACACGCATAACAGATTTAGTTGATGGAAATTTAATTTGATCTCTAAAAGTCTTAAAATATTTTCTTGATCTATCAATATCTTCAATAAAATTCTTTGACATATTAAAAGCTAGTTGTGCCTGTTGAAAACTATTGGCTGCAAAAATTATCTGACCTTCACTTTCTCCATCAGCCACCAAATGATAAAACATTAGTGCTGCAGCTAAAGTTGATTTTCCACATTTCCTAGCTACCTCTATATATGCCTCTCTTACTACTCTAAGATTATCCTTCTTCCAATACCAACCATACATTGAATATATAATCCATAATTGAAAATCCGATAATACTAGATTCTTTCCATTAAATTTTCCAGTAGTTTGCTTTAAGTGTTGAATGAAATTAATTACTTTATCAGCTCTCTTACCATCAAAAAATCTATCACATAGATTAAACCAACTTAAATATCTTTTGCAAGCTAATATAATCAACTCTCCAGATACAATCTTTCCAGATACAATAGATTCAGCATAAGAGGTATATTTTTCATCAATTCCACTTATCATTAATCCTAGTTTAGTAGTCCATTTATAAAATCCTGTGCTGATTCTGATTCCTCTTTGGTCTCTCCATCTTTGATCTTAGCATTAGCCTTTGGAGATAATCCTAATTGATCCACACATTTTAATACCTGAACTGTTACATTGTTTAGAATAGGAAATAATGGATTCTTATTCCAATTATCATATCTATCCTTTACCATTAATCCTTTTTCCTTTATAGTTTCCTTTAATTGATATAATAGCTCCAGATTATCAGCTAGTAATTTTAGAGTCGCTGTCCATTCGCTTTTAACAGTTCCAAATCTATCATTAAGATATTTGTAAACTGTAGTCATATAATCAATTATCTCTGGTCTTACATCAGGATATAGTTTTTCTAATTTGCTTCTTTTTATCATAGTTCCAAAAAATTTGCCAAAAATGCCATTCGTGTGCGCCAAAGAGTAGAAGCGTGGTTTGGAGGCTATTTTTCAAACAATAGGTACGCCCCCACTTAACAGTATACCTATTGCTTTTAATGATATTTATACTCAAATAGTTTTAAAAACTACTTTGATAGTACATTCTCTTTGTCTCTTCTATATAACAGATTGAATTGATTGGTAAGTTATCTCTGTTATCAATATACTCTTTCTGTGTTTTATATCTCTTTACTGTTATCATCGTCTTCTCTAGGTTTAATTGTTCCATGTCTAAGTTTATGATGGTATGTACATAGTGATACTAGGTTAGAATAATCATAAGCTAATCTATTCCTTTCCATTGGATCATTAGTACTCATAAAACTCTTGTTATGATGTACCTGTGTAGCCAGTGTAGACTTACCTTCTTTCAAACAGTCCTCACATAATGGATCACACATTAACTTAGATGTTCTTAAGTCAGTCCATTTCTTATTGTTATATATCTTCTGTCTTTGCTTCCTTCTATCTGCAACTATATTAGTATTGATAGATTTTCTCTTAGGTCTATTTATTATTGGCATTATGTTTTATTAAGATCGAAGAAAGATAGAGTAAACCAATATATAATTATCCCGAACTATATATTAATTATTTACTCTATCTTTAGTAAGTTGAATCCTCTGATTATTCATCTTAAATAATATAGAAATAGCATGGTAATTAATTAATCAAACTAATTACTAACAACACATTCTATACTATAAATTAGGATTCTAGACTGTTCCATCAGTGTTTTTATGTATTTCAGGATCATCTATTAGTCCAATCTTAATAAGTCTGCTATTGATTGCTCCCTGTGTACGTTTCATAATACAAGCAATATCTTCAATAGATTTACCAGAATTATAATAGTTAGTTAATTCTGTCTCATCCTCAAGAGTCCACTTCTTATAACCATTTGCCGTCGGATTATTTGGATCAACAACTACTACTGTCTTAGCTCTAACTTCATTATTAAAACTAACTTTACCCAGAGATTTATATTTAGATCTCAGGATATCTCTCTTAGTTCCAAATAATTTAAAGTTGGTTCTATAAGCATCTTCTACTTCATTTTCTATTTTATCTTTAATTGGATCCAGACCATAACCTGTGAACTTATCTAGCAAATACTTCTTTGCGTTATCAATATGTACACCAAATAAACATAGATCACAAGCCTGATAAAATAATCCTTTTCTTCTAAAACCTTCTTTGGAATCATTAGATCTATATGTATTAAAGAAATTATCTAAGTATTTTATAACAACTGAATCATCTGTAATATTGCTATACATCTTCCATAAAAATTCTTTATCAGGACTCCAAAATGCACCATCTTTTTTAGATTGCTTCTTTTCTACTTCTACCTTCTTTCCAGTAGCCTTATCTATCTTAATTAGCTTAACCGTATTAGAATATGTATATTTGTATGGTTTAACTTCTGGATTAATATATATGTCTTGATCATAAGAAACAAAACATGATCTGGAGATATTAGTAGTTACCGTATCAACCTTATCACTAACATTAGTAGTAAAATAATTAAGTAATTGAATATAATTGTTAGTATAGTATGTTGCATTTAAGTTGTCAGTATATACTATAGCTTTTAATCCATCACCACTGGGAGATCTAAACACTGAATATATATAATCTAATCCAATAAGTTTAGTTCTAACATCCTGTAACTCTATCTCACTTTCAAAATGATCAAAATCAAATACCATGAATGATGATAGATGATCCAGACATTTATCACTTCTATATGTAAATGTACCAGAGAATAATACTACAGGCAACATCATCTTCAACTTTGATTTATTTTCTTTATCCGTACATCCTCTAATCTCTAATACTTTACTTGCATTATTAATTCCACCTGTTTTTATTAGGTTTAGTATTGCATCAATATTACATGTATTTTTAGAATTGACATCATATCCATTCATATAATAACTAACTTGCTTATTCATAACATCTTTATTTAAATATTTTCTAACTAATGCTTGCAGATTTAATGTTTTCATACCTGCTGGCTCTTTTCTTGTTTTCTCATTATAAAAGGTAAATATCGGATCTATAAATATTGGTTTACTTGAATCATTTTCAAATAGTCTATCCGTATATTCATAAATCACTGTTGGATATATATATTTTCTCTACCTTTATGGAGTTCTCTTTTCAATCTGTACTTATTAGAGAAATATGTATAACTATATTCATTTATTTTAGTCCATATTTCACCATCTAGATCTTTATTTTTATTCATATCTCAATCTCCTACTGTAATTTAAATACCAATTAATATATTTAATTACTCTATTTTCATTTAAATAATTATCAAAATATTTTTTTATATCTGGATAATCAATATCTACAATATGTTTACTAATACACCTAAATAGATTTATTTGATTTAAGGTAAATTTATCAACATCAAGACCTTTATTATAATATGTACCACAAAATGAATCTTCTTCCGATCTTAAAATATAAATTTCATTAGATTTTTTAATATTATTATATCTAAACCATTCGTTTAATACGTCTTGTTTGGAGAAAAACCATTCATTATTATATAAAAAATCTTTTAAATTTTTATGTAATTGTGATTCATCATATTTAGTACCATCCCTAAAATCTATTAATATAGGATCAGGGTTATGTGTTCTATAACAATTCATTCTATTTTCAAATGAAGTTATATTTTCACTATATCCTATTTTTAAAAAACAACCACTTTCAATTAAGTATATCATAATTATATCTCCTATTTATAAAATTTCAAAACCTCTATACATCTTTGATCCAACTTTGAATTGAATCTCTCTGGCATTAATATACTTCTTTATATCAATAGCCTTTGCATTCTTTTTAATACCAGCACTCTTATAAACTAATGATAAAAAGTCTTTAGCCTGTTTATTTGTAATTTTCATACCTTTTTTAAACATAGGCTGGATCCTACATCTAATATTATCTTCATTTATTATTTCAATCATTTCCTTCTTTAAATCTTTCTCTCTATATGACTTAATTTCATGTAGTCTATTTGATCCTATTATATTATAGAACTGTTTAAATTTGTATGGAATCATAGAAGATTTCTCAATAGAAGATTTTAAATTATCATCTTTCTCAACAGTTTCTATATATAGGTGCATCTGAATATTAAAATTCTTATTTTTCATAAGATTATCATAAAGATCTAATATATTCTTATTTTTTGAATTAATAAAACTAGTAGTAGAAAAACCTGAATCTTCCAACTTATTTACCACTTGATATTTAGTACAGTATTGATTATTATAAATGTCAAAAGCTCTCATATCTGCTACATAAGCTAATTTATTAAATATTGGTGTACGTTTACCATTTTCTTCAATAATATCAATATAGTGCTTCTTATATTTATTTGATCTTTGCGCAATAATAGCATCATCTAATACAATATCATCTGCATTAGAATATGTTTTTAGTGCTCTATCTGAACTATCCAATTTGAATTTAATTATATTTTTAAACTCATCTTCATCAATGATCCATTTAAGATCTTTATCAATTACCTTTGAGTTAGTTGTTTGATAATAGAAAAATATCTCATTTCTGAATGGATTTGATTTAGTTCTGCATCTTCCAACAATCTGGGGTAATGATATACTAATGTCCAGTGCTAAAGTCTTACTATTGGCATTACTAAATACATAAGTAGTTGCCGTATTACTAAATATATCTGATCCTTCAAATGATACGGATGTTATAAATGTATATGGTGGATTTGAATCTATTTCATTTTCACCTCTAACATGTCCTATTGAAAATTTCTCATTCGACATTATTTTCTTTCTAAGTAATGAGTTATTTTCTGGTCTATCTGAACAAATTATATTTACTTCGTCTTTCTTTAGATCACATTGATTTATAATAGCTACTATATCATGTATATTATTCAAGAAAAATAATGCTTCCTTACTATAAATAGTTTTACCATCTACTATCTTAGCCTGAAAATAACCATTCTTCTTAAAATCATTAATGATATTAGATACTTCTGTTCTGGTATTAATCATTGGTTTATGTGTCAAACTAATTTCTTCTACTCTAGTTGGATCCATAATTAGATTAATATAATTCAGATCTTTAAACTCATCAATTTGCTCTAAGTAAATATCAGATGGTGGAGTAGCTGATAGATAGATAATATTATTCTTTAACTTACCAAGTAGATTAAGTAACTTTATTTCAACATTACCTTTAAATACGGTATCAGATATAATTGTGTGCATCTCATCTACTATAATGGTAAACTTTGAAAACAGATCACAATCACTAAAATCTTTCTCTAATATATCCTTTAATAGTTCAAATGAATCGGATGTAACTATTATTTTTGGAGTAAATTCATTAGAAATAAATGGATTATTAGCTCTAGATTCTTGAATATATGAATCTAATTTTTTGCTTTTAGTTTCTGGTTTAGATCCATCTCCGTAAAATGTAAATAACCTGATTCCTTTTTCGGCTAATCTCTTATCCATTTCTTTACTCTGGATTAATGATATTCTGGGAGATATTTCAATAATTGGCATATCATTAGAAAGATAATGATTTGTTAGTCCAATTCCAGTATAGTTTTTATTAATTATAACCTGACCATTTGGAATCAGGCTATCAAATTCTTTCCAATCGTCTATATAATTGATAGTTGATGGAATGTTTATAGTTTTCTTTTTTAACATAGTATTTTTTATTTATTCTTTCTGATAAGGAGTATAGACCCTACCAATAGCATTATTTTAATTTCAACGTTGGATTAAGTATATATTAAGAAATTATATATTAAAAGAAATAGCAATATCTTTTTTCTCGTAATTGCATTTATAATAAGATTCATCATTTTTACGAAAAAAGTGCTACTATTTGATTTAGTTATAAAAGTAAATTAGAAGTAAATTAATAATATTGGTTTGTCGTGTCTGGCTATCGCCACCACTCCATCTATGAGTTATAATCATAGATTTGTTTGGTAGCGTTAGCGGACAAACAAACATTCATTATTATTTATAATCTGTAATATATATAGTATATTTCCCCCAATTATCATTAATATCTTCTAATATAGGTGATACCATATAACTGATATATCTATAATCATTATCAATTATAACCATGGAATCATTAGCATATTTAATTGTATAATTTATATTTTTACAGATATCTAGTATCTTATTACAATAATCATCTTTATATTTTATAGCAGTATCTTTATCATTAGTTTTTATACATGTCATTATTTTATATATTTTATTATTTCTAAAAGTAACAAAATCACTAATACAAACTTTACATGTATCATAAACTAATATTACATCAACAGTACTATCATTTATAACTATATAATTTTTAGTTCCATAATAATTTTCTTCTATTATATTAATATCATTATTATTTATTTGTGCATTAACTCCAATACTCATTAAAGCTAATACCACTATTAACATTATCTTCTTCATAACTAAGCAACTTTTTTAAATACATATCCCCCAGCAGTTGGTCTTTTACCATTCATACAACTACATATATTACCATTATGTATTCCAGTAGTAGTAGATGCTTCCAATGTAGATTTAAATTCTCTTATAAATTTACCTTCTCTACTATACATGGCTACCTTTATATATTGTTTTTCTCTAGCTTTCTTCATTCCTTTTATTGCTTTAGCACTAAACTTTTTACCTTTTTTCATCTTAGATATTTTTTCCTTAGTCTCCTTTGATACTTTATATCCAAGTTTACCATTACCACCTTTAGTTATGTTATATCCAAATTTTTTATCAGTAGTATTATAAAATTCTATGTACATTTTCTCTAGTTCATTTAGTTCATGTTCTACTACCTTTTTATCTGGATCATAGACATCTGCCATAACTCCATAATCAAAATTAGAAAAACCATATTTATGTATAGCTTTATCAATATAGATTTCTGGATGTGTACCTAGATTACTAAAACTTCTATGGCTAAGATATCTACGTCTTTCGTGTATGGTTTGCCCAATATATATCTTATTATTTATCTTATTTAAGTACATGTATATTACTCCATGTATCATCTTATTATCATTATCCATTATAAAATCCTTCCTTACATAAAAAATATCTGTATCAATGCTAAGAATCCAATGAAATAGAATAAAAAATCTATTATCAGTGTTTCATATTTATCTTCTTCCTTCTTTTCTTCATCCTTACTATTATTAGAAATAGTGCTATAAAACAATAATACTGATAAAATAACCAGTACTATAGTATTACATAAATATAAATACATCATATTAATTAAAATTTAATTGTTGTTTATCTTAGTTCAAATAGAATAGAAATACTCTATTTAACTCTTCATCATAATAACCTTCTACTCCAAATGGAAGATTACTCAGGTTTAGTTTTGATCGCTTAATACCACCATAAGTTTTATAATTAATTCTTACTGGTCTGCCATCTAATACAACTATACCATAACCAAATACATGAAAATAATCATCGTGTACTATTGTTCTACCTTTTCCTGTTTTCATAGTAGCTCAAATATAAATAACATTTTTAGATCTTCATCAAAATAGCCTGAAATATTAGTTGGTGGGTAATCTATACTATAACCAGCTCTTTTCAGACCACCATAAGTTTTATAATTTATCTTCACTAATTCACCACGATAATAGGCATAACCTAGTCCATTAGTCTTAATATGTAGTGGATTCATTATACTTCATTGAATTTCCAATTATTAATGCTATAGATGATACCTTTTATAGCCAAACCTATAACATCCTCAGCACATTTCAAATTAAGAATCTTCCTAGCTTCAAATTTGCTAGAAAAATTCTTAACTGAATTATTAATAGTATTAATTGCTATTATCATTTTAAATATAATATCTAAAGGTTAAACCTGATTTAGATTCTACCATTTTTCCCTTACAATAAGCAGATACATTATCTATACCTGTCTTTTTCTTAGCTTCTGTAACAGATTCATAGATAGTAGTCTCCTTAGTATAATTATTAATAGCTACTACTTTCTTTCTATGATGGATTCCAGAGCGTTGTGATCTAGTACCATAGTTCATGTTTTCTTTTGGAGTTACCCAACTTAGATTAGTAGCTCTATTATCTACAGGATTTTCATTTAAGTGATTCACCTGAGTCTTGTGTATAGGATCAGGATTTGCTACAAATGCCTTAGCTGCCAATCTTGATACTAATACTTGTTTATTTCCTAATTCTACCTGTTCATAACCGAATGTGTTATTGAATGGTTTTAAGATTCTTTTAGTTAAATCATTTCTTACTCTACCAAGATCACTAATACTATATGTATTATTAAAATCAATTTTTTTCCAATTTTCTTTCATAGTTTTTATCTCCTTTAGTTTAGTTTATTAAATAGTTGGTGTAAAATATCTAAATGTTAGACCTGTCTTAGTCCATTTTAGTTTTCCAGTACAATATCTAGAAATACTACTCTGACTTATACCTGTATATTTTTCGACAGCTAAAGTAGATTCATAATAACCTACTATTTCACCATTTTTATCTATAGCTATAATTTGTTTCATGTTAGATTCTCCAACTCTTTCATTTCTAGTTCCATAGTTAATATTATATTCTGGTGTACACCATTCTAGATTTGATACTGTATTATTTGTTTTGTTCTCATTTTTATGATTCACCTGAGTTTTATGTAGTGGATCATCATTTGGAATAAAAGCCATAGCCACTAATCTATGTACGTAATAAAATTTATTTTTTCCATTTTTCCATAATTCAGCTCGTAAATATTCATTATCAATTTTAGATTTTAATATTTTTCCAGTAGAATCATTTCTTACTCTACCATAGCTAGATACACTATACCTTTTCCAATCAATTCCATCACCTGTAACAACTTTCTTCCAAACTTCTTTCTTAGTTTTCATAACAATATTAATTTTTTAGTTATCGTTCGTAACCCAATACGCACGCATTTTTATACACTAGTAAGGATTTGATAAAAATAATGGGTTAAAAACGGGTGTTTTTTAGGTGTTTTAGGTGGTTTTAGTCTAAATAATGAGCAAAAAGCCCCATTTCCCCATTTTTCCACTTTTAGATTGCAATAGGAACAAAAAAATAGGTACTACTATCTTCACAGACTGTAGTACCAATAGAGAGATTTTAATAGAGTTAAAAGATAAAATTACAAATTATCAATAAAGACAATTAGATAAAATTACAATTTAACATTAATAAGAATCCTAGCCTATTCTATAAGCGTTTTATTAAAAAAAAGATCCATCCAAACCTATAATGGAATGGATGGATGTAACAACAACAATTTTATTAATATGTTATATATATTATTATGAAAAGTAAGTTTCTTTTAAAAACTACCACTATCTTCACAGACCATGGTAGTTGTATATAAAATATAAATGACAAATTGCGAAATGATAGTAACGCAATTTCAATCTAAAGTAAAATGTATTATTTTCGTTCTCATATATTAGGATCTTAGCCGATTCTGTAAGCGTTTTTATTACTTTAATTCTAGTCTCCAGCTATTATCTTCCGTATATAAGATCCTGTCTTTCGCATTAAGTAAGAACGTTTGAGTTATGCTAGCTTTATCATTAGAAAATAGTGGTTTATACTCTACTGTCCACTTCACTACATGTAACTTAACCTTTTCAACAATTACTTTATCTATTACCTTCTTTACTATATCATACTGTAGATCTATATTATCTATAGAATCCAGATCATCATATTCATTTAGTTCTTTTGTGCATGATTCCAATTGCCTGATCTGTTCATTGTACTTTATAACATTCTTATTTTCTATGGAGATCTCTTTTTTGAAATTAGATTCCATGCTATTAGTTTTTTCTTCACTAATTTTACCTTCTATATACCTCTCTTCCAGTCTATCTATCTTATCTTGTATGTTAGATATATTATTCATTGATACCTTTAATTTAGTCTTTATGATCATAATATCTTTATTTCTACTATCTTCTTCAACTCCAACCATCTTATTAATTTCTGCTATTAATTCATATCTAGACTTAGCCAAAAACCATAATGCTCTGTCCGTTGCTATAGCTGCAAAACATATCTTATAACTAGACTGGGGCTGGTTCTGATAGTATGTAAATTTATCTGTAATTTTCTTTTTGCACATAAACATATAACCATCTAGATCAAAAAAGATACTTCTTCCTAAGAAAGTATATTTATAAATTCTCTTAGGTTTAAACATGTTAATATCAATTTGTGCGTGTGCTCTGTTAAATAGATCTTCTGTAATTATAGCTGGATATTGATGATGATACTTATTCCTTTTAGATTTTCCGCCATAATATTCTCTACATCTAAAAATATCTATGATCTTATATTTAGAGTATTTGTTTGTAAAAATTCCACGTTCTTTAAATTCATTCCTAATTGAACTATAACTATGATTACCAGACGCCATCATTTCATAACATTCTATAATAACATTAGCAGCTTCTGGATCTACTTCAATATGTTTAGTCTTATCAAGTCTATAACCATATAAGACTCTTCCCTGTGCGATTCTACCCTGTGATATTGCATACTGTCTACCACGGTTCATTCTATCCTTTGCATTATACATTTCATTTTCAGATATTGTTGTAAATACTCCAAATACAATATTAGCAGTTTGATTTACTTTGCCATCTGAATCAAGTAATCTAAACTCAGGTCTTAGGCAAACTAGCTGAATCTTTCTATCAACTAAGTACTGTTTGATGCTTGTATTTACATCTGCTCTTCTGGCTAATCTGCTAGGTTCATAGATGTACACACAATTAATAGCTGGATCAGACTCGATTAAATGTTTCATTTCATTTAAGCTTTGTCTTTCCTCTTCCCTTAGGCTAATACCGCTTTCTTTGGCAGCTACAGTTATAATATCATTCTTACTATAACCATCGTTCAACGCAGCCTGATAAACTTTCTCTGTTTGTTGATCCAGATCTTGTTCTTCCGTTGATACTCTACATAACAAAATTGCCTTCATAATTGTACATTTTAAAATTATTCCGCAAATATACAACTAATATTTCAATACACCAAAATAATATAATCTTTTCACACATTCTTTATACTATTTTAGTGCATAGAGACATAAAAAAGCTGGGTAGTGATCAGTTACCCAGCTATGTTCGTTAAAATTATGCGGCACTCTTATCATGTGGATCTTGCCGATTATCCACATCCTCCAATCTCTTGATTTCTGACTCTAACTGTCTGATTTGTAACTCCTTCCGTTTGATTAAGTCTTTCAACAATGTTATCTTAACATCATTTTCTGGACTCATTTATCAGATCTTCTGACCATTAGATTTATCTTTAACATCAATCCATTTTAAATTATTAACAGAATTATTGTTTCTTTTCAAAATAAGATCTTGAATCATATCAATTAATTTATGTAATGAATTATTATCAAATAAATCAATCGTATCCTTATAACCTTTGTTGAAAATCTTATCTTTGTCAATAGTAGTTGTTACTTTATATTCTGCTAATTCCTCATTCAGTTTGCTATTATCATTTAAAATATTACAATTTGTTTTAAAATCATACTTATCAAACATATATACAGTAAATTCCGCACAATAAGTATAAGTAAATTTAAGAGTCGAGCCAAAAATTCGTTTACACTTATCATACACCAGTTGCGCAAAATAATTAGCTGATATTCCATAACATGAACTTATGGCATCTAATATTAATTGAATATCATTTTCATTAGATTTTTTTAATAAATAAATAAGTTTATCCTCTGGTGATTGTGATAATATGATTTGGTTAATTGTATCATCTACACTAAAACCATTAGATAATTTTTTTTCTTTGTTGTTTGACATTTTTAATCTTTTTTAAATTGTTAGGGTGGCTAATCCCCAATTCTGCCTAACTATCTTATACCCCACCATCCCAGTGAAGTACGCTTAAAAAAATGTCTTTAGTTGTTGATTTCTTGTTCTTGAATTTTATTTTAAAATGGTTTAAGGTTTAGAATAATTGACTAATGTACACTTATCAAGTTATCCCATTCCACACACTCTGTTTTTCGTTTCCGTTTCCGAAAAGTGCTGCAAAGTTATAAAACATTTTTTCAAACTACAAAATAATCTTCAATATTTTAGCGTTTCTTAACAAAAAATAGAGTCCAGCAAAGGCTTTTAACCTCTACCAGACTCCGAAAAGTAACTATATATTATTAACTCAAATATCCTTCAATCCATGCTCCAATATCCAGACTATAGGTATAATCCCTAAGATGATTACCAGCCAACTCTATATTTTTATTTGTGTTGGTTATTCTGGAAGTATCATCACAATATAATACTGGTGTACCTTTAAAATTGATATAAGCATTTCCTGAACACATATCCTTTACACGAATATATCTACCATCGTAACACTGATCTGTACCGACTATTAGAGTTGATGTTGTACCGTTTAAGATAACAAAATCATATTCAGTTTCAAGTGTATAGGTAGTACTGGTTACATTTACAAAATGCTTTTTACTTCCAAATGCTCCCCATGATGTTGTACCACTAGCATTAGCATATAGTTGATAAATTCTGTTATTGGTTAATCTAATACCCTGATCCATCCATCTTAACTGGATCTCTGAATCTGATATGTATAACCATCTATCAACTCCACTATTAACCGCTAAACCATCTTTTGATAAGATAATTTCCTGTGTTGTTATACGTTTGACTCTTCCATCAATATATACTGTAGGATGTACACTATATATATATGCCTGAGTATATTGAAGAACTACCACAGTAGCCGTTAACATTACGTTATATGTACCAGCAGTTGTAACCGTATATGAATAATCAGATAGGTTAACATATTGGGCACCATTAGCACTACCATATAATGTTCCACTTCCTAGAGTTGCTATTATTGTACCATTCATCATTAATCTAGCTGTATACATAATATATTCATTAACACCAGTAAATGTAACTACCATTTTGGATAAGTTAATAGTATCATTAACCTTAAACGTTCCTATGGTAGCTGTCGTATATGTATCAGTTTCAATACTATGTATCTCCATACCACTTTGTGCGCTCCATGTATAATATCCAGACAATGATCCACTAGTTCCTGATCCGTTAATCATGCTAGTAACATCCGACATATCATCTGTCCTTAGTTCTATTCTGGGGATACCATCTGAATCATACACAGTCAAACCTTCACCATCTGTATATTGTGAAATAGCTAAATTACCTTTTACGGTTGTCTTAGTTGCATCAAGTGTTATAGTACCATCGTCTATATTGATTCCAGTATTTTTAACTTTTAGCTCAATATCGGATGCTGTCTGTTTGATAAGTGATTCATAGTAATTATCTTCTGCTACATATCCTTCTGCAAACTTGACACCATAAAATTCAACTACAGCACTTGCATTATTTGAATTAGTACTATAATTCATACAAATTGGCAATATATTCTTTACTAAGTAGTTATTAGCACTAGTATCTAGATTTGTATGCCAATAGATGAAATAATGCTTCCAACTAGTTGTAACCGTTGATAATGTATAGCCATCCATTGGACAAAAATTTGGTATATTTGGTACTTCCATACTGGGATAGAAGAATGAAGATATAACAGCTTCTTTATCAGCTTTTGCCCAGAATGATAACGTATATGTCTGATTATTTTTAATGGTATAGTCATTCTTATAGCAATAGTTTATATTATTTACAGACGTTGTTGGGTTACTGGTTGTTTTGTAAACGGTATAATTATTGATCTTATCCGTTTCTATTTCAAGACTATTAGTGATCCAATCTGAAATAAGGCTTGCTTTATCCACTACATGATCTTCATCAGCTATACAAAAATCGGTTTTAATGGTGGACTTAGTTATTTTAAGATTTTTTATGAATGCCCAGTTAGTTAAACTTTCGGTATCATTCTCAATATCTAAGAATCCATTATAATTTCCAACATAATTAAAATCATTGACATTATCAAAGATGCCTATGAAGTCCTTCCAATCTGTAGTTGCATTGAAGATAGATTTGCCATTTCTTGCAGTAACATCACACAGGTTAATATTTAATGTTCTGGCTGTGGTTTGCATCTTAATTTGGCATTCTACTATATAAGTTTCTCCAACTCCCTGTGTGCCATTAAATCCCAGATTGCTAATTCTATAATTTGTACATGATTCACCAGTTTTTCCTGATACAGCCAACCCGTAAAACTCTGGGCACGGTCTTGTATTGCCAAAATCAATTCCCCTGTTAAAACCAAACAAATTACTTTCACCTAAGTGGAATGAAGATACTTTTGTCTCTAGTCCACTTGCTGTCTGCTGCAATGTTGATATATCTCCTGTATTACTCTGAACTGCTGCATTAATTGTATCGGTTACACTAAAAGCAGCTCCAGCTAGAAATACAACAGGAATAATCTTAGAATCAATGGTATTACCACTAGCATCATTTAGATTTACCTCAACATTTACTTTTGATGTACTATTAGCTACAGTAGAATTGTATGTATAACAATTATTTGATAAAGAACTTGTAAATTCAGTCCAGCTACCACTTGTACTATCACTGTTATAATAATTCCAATAAATTTTATATCCACTAGGTGTTGTGGTCATTACTTCAGATGCTTTTCCAACAACATGAACAATATAATAATTTAGTTTCAGTACTAGATTCTTACTGGCATCAATTGCAGCATAAGAGGCATTATCAACAAGTTTATAAAATTCTGTATCTTCAGCATAAACTGCTATGATATGTGGATCAACTTTAGAATTAAGATCTTCAGGTGCTGGAGACCAATCTGATTCTTCCGTATTAACTGTTATCTTTAGATTTTTAGTATAACATCCAGAACCATCAGCTATTCCACTATAGCATAGCGTTATTAACATTTGCCCAACTTCTGAAACACTATGACCATTTTGGGTTATTATACTTGATAAATCAATAGTATAAACATAATGTGTACTATTCGTTGGTATATGTCCTACAGTAGTCCAGTTTTGTATTACAGAAGTATCACCACTTGCATCATGTAAATTAACACCATTTTTATCTCTTAAATGAATGCCAAAATTATAATTATTAGTTGATGAATTTCCATCAGGTGCTTTAGCATCAAATGAAACAGTAATTATACCATTGCTTTTAGTCAAATCTATACCAAGATATGTAGTAAGCTGAATGTATGTTGCATTACTTTTCCAATCACTAGATGTACCAATAACTATATTTCTGGTATCTTCATTAATGCTTTTATATGTAGTTGATTCTCTTTCCCAGATATATTTATTGGTAGAAGACATTTCAGGTATAGTAGTAGTCCATGTAGTTGGCTGTGTACTCTTATCTGATGATGCTCCATATTCCTTACTTTCTTTGTCTATGATAACTCCGTTTATATTATTTCCAGAATAACCATAAATTCCAATTATATGAGGATCAGTAGTAGATTCAGAACCATCAGTATAAGTAACTTTTTCATAATTCCAAAGATATTTTTTTGAAAAACTTACTGATTGTACAGTCTCTGTCCAGCCTGTTGTAGATATCAATACTCCTGTAAAAAGTGAAGATGCAAGATAATAGTTACTGATATAGGATATTCCTCTACCATTTGTTCCGTTCTCACCTCTTAATCTTTTCCAACTATAACTGGTAGAGTATTTTGAATCTTCCTGAGTAGTATCAGTATAAGTACCAATATATAATGCTCCACTAAAATATGTTCTGCTAAAATCACCTCCCTGATCAGTATTTGCATAAGCTATATGTAGATATGTTGTATCTCCATTAGTTCCGTTTGTTCCATTAGTTCCATTTGTACCATCTGATCCTATCCTAGAAACACTGTACGACTTTATGCTAGTATCATCACTATATGTAATAACAGTCATACTCCAGAGATAATCACCAGCAGCTAATGTTGGAATGGTAGTAGAATTGAATGTACTGTCTACTGGTTGTGTATTGGTAGAGGTAACGGAATATGTTACAGATGAAGACTTTATAGTTATAGATGTTCCATTTGTTCCATTAGATCCATTTGTTCCGTTAGTACCCATCCTAGATACACTATAAGATGTAGTAGAATTACCATCAGAATATGTTACTGTTGTCTTAGTCCATAGGTATGATCCAGCAGAAACAGTTGGAATAGTTGTTAGCCAAGTTCCACTAGGTACTGTAGTTCCATCTGTGCTAGACTGATAAGTAATAGATGTTCCTGATAAAGTTACACCATCTTCACCTTTTAATCTACTCCATGTATATTTTGTATAATCGGAATCACCAGATGGATCAGCTTCATTATAATCCGTACATGTACCAATATAGAGTGCTCCAGAGAAATATGATGTACTAAAGTTCTGACCATCGGATGAATTAGAATATGCTATGTGTAAGTATGTAGTTTTACCATCGTCTCCTTTAGTTCCTGTTGTTCCATCTGCTCCAATTCTAGAAACACTATAATTTTTAATGCTAGTAGAATCCGAAAAATTAACTACTGTTTTACTCCACAGATACGATCCTACACTAACAGTTGGTACACTATTATAGGTAAATGTACTATCGGCTGGTTGTATATTAGTCGTACTGGTAGCATAAGTAACAGATGTATTTGATATATTTACTGAGCTACCTTCACCATCTTTAGCTTGTCTGGATACTGTATATGAAGTTGTTGATTTTCCATCACTATAATTTATAACAGTCTTAGTCCATAGATATGATCCACCAGCCACGGATGGTATTGTAGTACTCCATGTTCCTGTTGGTGTTGTTGTACCACTAGTTGATGCTTGATAAGTAATGGTAGTACTTGATATTGATACACCATCCTCACCCTTTAATCTGCTCCAAGTATAATCACTGTATTTCTGTGAATCTGCTAGTGTTGAATCACTAAGTGTTCCTATATATAGAGCACCATCAAAATAGGATGTATTAAAATCTGTAGCTCCATTAGCTGAATTAGCGTAAGCAATATGTAGATAACAGGAATCACCATTTGTTCCATTAACACCATTAGTACCATTTGAACCATCACTACCTATTCTTGAAACGCTATATGATTTTAAGCTAGTAAAGTCTGAGTATGTTATTACTGTTTTGCTCCATAGGTAATCTCCCTTTGATAATGTCGGAATAGAAGTATATGTAAAGGTACTATCTTCTGGCTGTGATCCTGTACTACTAACTGAATAAGTAACTGAAGATGCACTAATTGTAATAGATGTACCATTAGTTCCCATTCTAGAAACACTATATGAAACAGTACTTGTATTATCTGAATAATTAACTTCTGATTTTGTCCATAAATAATTTCCAGCAGATACACTAGGAACTGTTGTACTCCATGTTCCAGTTGGTACTGTTGTTCCGCTTGTACTGGTTTTATATGTTATGGAATTACTTTTAATAGTTATAGAATCGGCATATACACCAATGATAACAGCTTCAGTTTTTGATGTTGTACTATCCGTATAAGTTATAAGTTCATAATTCCAAAGATATTTATTAGTTTTATCCATTGTTGGGATATTCTCAGAAAAACCAGTATTAGTATTAGTAATTCCAGTATTATTAGAACTTACCATATAATACTCAGTAACAGATTTAATTCCAACACCATTAGTACCATCTGATCCTTTTATTCTAGACCATGTATAATCACTATATTTCTGTGAATCTGTTTCAGTATAATCAGTATAAGTACCAATATAGAGTGCATTATCAAAATAAGTAGTGTTGAAATTAGAAGATCCATCAGATGAATTAGCATAAGCAACATGGAAATAACTTGTTTTTCCATTAGTACCATTAGTTCCAGCAGTACCTTCTTTTCCATCTGAACCTATTCTCGAAACGCTATATGATTTTATGCTGGTATTATCACTATATGTTATTACTGTCTTAGACCAAAGATATGAACCAATAGAAACAGATGGAATAGTTGTGCTGATAAACTCACTGTCTGCTGGTTGTGTATTACTAGTTGATAAGGCATAAGTAACAGAAGTAGAAGATATTTTAATTGAACTACCATCTACTCCGTTTCTAGATACAGAATAAGCTATAGTTGACGTACCATCTGAATATGATATGGTTGTTCTAGTCCAAAGATAACTACCACTAGAGACATTTGGTATTGTTGTACTCCATGTTCCAGTTGGGGTTATTGATCCAGAATTACTAACCTGATATTCTACTGTTGATCCAGAGATTTTAGTAGTTGAAGATGATGTTCCACTACCTGTATTATTTTTAATATACTGGTCTAGATCCGTTTCTTCTGAGTTGGATATTACTTTAAATGTTCCAATAAATTCAGCACTTGTAGCATCAAAATATGATTTTCTATGAGTTGATAGAGAGAAATCATTTATTCCTCTGTACTGTGCAATTAATGGAGCTTTCAGATTAAGATCCAAACTATCATAAGCAGATATATAAACAGCACTTTGTCTATTTGCATCATCTGTTCCCTGATAACCAAGCATTGCAACACTATCGCCAACACTTATATTAAATACTGAAGATGATAAACAATTTGTAGTAGAAATCTTAATCCAGTGATATCTATTACAGTCTGACTTACTAATGAATGACATTGAATCATACTTATCTTTTGTTGTAAATATATATGTATCATTCTCTGTTCTTCTAAAGTAAGCAGTAGAAGACATTAAAGTATAATTAGCCTTTTCAGTATCAGTTAAAGCATTATATTCATTTACAAATTTATATGTATAAGTATAATATCCATTCTTTGAATCATTATAATTACTGTCTTCGTTTGCTGTAGTTTTAAGATATATATCATAAGCAGCTAGAGTCCATAGCGATTGTTTTTCGTTATCCCATAGATTAGAATAAGTAATTGTGTTAGTGGAATCAGATGATCCAAGAGTACTACTATCACTATACATTATATTATTAGTAGAGTCATAATATCCGTACATAGGTGTTGATCCTGATACAGCAGTTACGCAAGCCCACCATAATTTATTAGATACATTATAAGATGTACCAATAGAAGCATTATTGAAATTCTGGCAAATTGCTTGATCATTCACCTTCCACATATTATATCTACCTTTTGATCCCTGTTCACATTGCCAGAATAGAGATATAGTATTACTAGTGGTATTTTTTACATAACCGTCTACTTCAAAACCATCTGCTGGAGTTAATAGTACACTACCACTAGCAGCCTTAATGGTATCTATAATAAGTTCAAAGAAATGAGCTTTACCAGTAACAGTAAGATCTTGTACTGTAGCTGAATCTGATAATAGCTCTTTTATCTTAGCATAATCAATTTCAGCATTTCCAGATTTAATCTTACTGTTATATATATTATCAATAAAACCATTAGTTCCTGTAATTTTATTTGATTCTAATGTAGATGTAGTAATATTTCCTTCATTGGTAATATCATTTGATGTAATATCAGCAATGGCAGCACCTTTTGAATTTACATTATTAGCATTAACCACAGATGTTTTTACAGTAGAAGCATTTAAGTCATTAGTATCTATTGTCTGTGATTTTATATTCGAAATAGTTCCACTGTTTGCATTAATAGTATTAGTTGTTACTGCATCAAACGTACCTACCTGTGATGAAGTAATAGAAACACTACTACCTCCATTAGATGAATCACTGGAAGATTTTGGTTTTACAATAGTTTTTATTTTAGTCATATTGTTTTAATAAGTATTTTATAATGAATTAATTTCTCTAGCCTTTATAGTCATAATTCCTGTATTAAGATTAAAGGAATTTTCAATAGGCATAAGTTTATAATGTCCTATTTTCTCATTTGGTGAATAGTATAAAGATATAGGTTCATACATCTTTAAATAATCAGTTGGAGTTGATGTTAAATTTGCTGCTTTTCCTGTTATCTCAAAATCACCTGACCATACTCTAGTTGGTGTTGATATAAGAGGATAGTAGTAATTAATATAATTCTTTTCTGCTTTATCTTTTGTACCATCAAATGAAACTGACTGTAGACATGGAGTATTATCTGAATTATATACCAGATTTACAAATATATTATTCTTTACTTTCATGGATATAGCTTCATCAGTAGTAAGTGCTGTTGATATGTCAAAATCAATATCTTCATAATTTCTTACAAATTCAGTATTTTCATCAGAAGTATAAGATAGATCAACATCATTTAATAAAGATTTTCCACCACCATTAGTATAAATTTTACATTCAAAATTCTTAATCCATAAAGCAGATGCCCATGATAGAAGATATACATTATCAGTTTCCCAAGTAGTATGTCTGAACATAGTATGATGCTTTTTTACGTGAGTATCTTTATATGGACTGTCTACTAAACCAACTATTCTGAATGTAAGTTTACCACTTAATTTATCTGTATATTTAATAGGTATAGCCATTCCAGTTTCATCTATATTCATGGAATTGGATATATTATTAGCCATATCAAATTCAGTTCCAATTATACAATCACCAATATTAGGATCAACACCAAGAGTAAAATATGATTCTGTTGTTGTCCATTCATAGGATGATATCTTTCTACCATTTTCGTCTGTAGTTCCGTCATATATTTCATTTAACCATTTTGTTTCAGTATCATTCTTTACAAACATCTGACAATATAACATGGATAATTTTGATAATTTATCTGTACTATCCCAATCAGAACTATAACTATATTTATATAGGTAAGCATCTTTAGTATCAATTGGTGGATATAACATTAGAGTATCTTCTACTGCATTTGTTTCATCAACAGTAGTATCAGTTGCTGCACTTGATTTATAAAATTTCTGTGCATAATACATACCATCTTTGTTATTGTCGCTCGGTACTGTATGATGCCAAAATGGAGATTTAGAACTACCTAGAGCAGTATAATAAACATAATCTGCTGCTTTTAAGTCTGCTGGTATATATGTTATTCCATCTATATTATCATGGATCTGCTTAAATGTTGTACTATATTTATCATCGGGTGCTATATAAGTAGTTGCCATTAAAGGTTGGTATTTCATGCTCCCCTTAAAAACAATATAATTAACAGTATCAGGTGATGTTGGTGTATAGTTGACTGATGCTGTATTAGTATACTCTACTTTAAAATTAGTTACATCTTCAGCCTGTGGAAATCTTGTTTCTGTATTATCGTGATTTCCGTTTATTGAAAATACTAAATAATTATCTTTTGTTAGTGATGGAGAATTAATATAACCAGAACTATTCTTTTCATCCCTATTAGCTAGTTCCAATAAGCATGGTACACCAGAATGAGACCTAAGATATTCCATATATGCCTGTTGTGGTGGTAATGTTGTACTTATTATATTACTTACATCAACCCCATTATAAGTAAGAGACCAGTTAGTATTTGTCAAAAATCTTGTATACCAAATTTTAGTTTTAGCATCATCAAAAGTCCAATCCTCACCTTTAACCATTGATTTAAAAGCATTGATAGCTTTTATTCCTTCACCTTCAGATATCATTTCTTGCATATATTTTATTCTGCATGGATATGGTGAATCTAGGCTGTCTGAATCAAGTGGACTGGAGAAAGTATCATCATAATCATCACGATCACAATTAATCGTAAGTTTATTATAGATATCATCCATAGAAAATGCTAGAGTATCTTCAAACATTCTAGGATTACTGTCTGGAGATGTATATGTTGTACTTGCTGTAGTACCTGTGGATAAATCATAAGTATACTGCGCTCCGGATGTAGTCTGTATTGATCTATGGAAAATTATAATATTTGTACTATCTACTACAACATTTAATGATAGATATTTCAGAATAGAATTAAGAGTATCTTCATTACTTTTCTGATCATCGTCTGTTTCACCAAGAAATACAACATCATTAATCTTTAGTTTTAGATTAGTATAATATTCAGGTGTTGATGTATATAGAATAGCATGTGTACTAGCTAAACCTAAATCAACTGGACAATCTGTTATAGTGGTTATCATTCTATTTATGATCTGTTCAAAAGTAGAAAATCCACCATTTGCTTTAGATTTGATTACAGCCTGAGTAAAACTGTTATCATAGTAGTTATTATATTGTAAAATAGATAAAGCATCTATACACTGAATTGATATACTGTTCCATGTTGAATTAAAGTCCTGATCATAACTTGTTGGTGTTACAAATCCCCAGAATAGTACATCTTTTGAATCAATATCATAAACAACACATTTTATACTAGTTGGATTTGCTGCATATAAAGCATCTCCTAAATATACTTTTGTTAAAAGATTTATAGTACATGTTGTTTTTATAATAGGTGTAAATATATCATCAACTGATTTATCAATTACTATTGGTTCATCAGAATCAAATAGAATATCTGTTCCTATTGTATGATCTGATTCTGTACTGGAAGACCAAATAATTATTTTATAGTTGAATGCTTTAATTCCATCTATATATTTATGCTCTCCTTTGAGCTGTCCTGTTATATTCATATTTTATTATTTTTATTAGTAAGACAAAAAAGTGGTAAGATAAGCCGTTTAAATGACTATGATCTTACCACCGCAAAAATGAAAAATACTTATTTTATTCCAATATCTTTACCAATAGATTTTTTATATCCATTCAGGTTATGTAATGTTAAATACAAATCCTGACCTTTTACTTTTATTGTATGAGAAATTGGTCTGCTAGATTGTGCTGCTGGTGATCCGTCTAGCAAACTAAATAAATTAGATTGCTGTCTGTCATTTAATATCATCTCTCCAGCATTTACTCTAGCTAAATTCCAATCACCAATTTTACTTGCTCCACCTATGATACCACCATTAGCATGTTTACTAACAGTTGATGCTATAGTTCCAACTACTCCTAATACTGCTGCTACAACAGTTGCAATAGCTGCAATATTTGCTGGGAACTCTAGTTTTGCTGCCTGTGCTGTACCATTAGCCATAGTTTCTCCTTCTTTAGCTCCAATAAGACTCATAATGGCTGGAATAGCAGTAGCAGTTGCATCTAGTGTAGAGGATGCTATTTGCATAAAAGCAGCAGTAGATTTATCTCCCATATTAGAGAAAATATTTCCTAGTTGACCTACAGTAGATCCAACATCACCAACTACAGAAGCAATACCTTTTATTTTAGCAGCCTTTTTAGTAGATTTTTCTGACTGTTTTCCATAGGTATCTACCTTTTTAATAGTAGTATCATATTCTTTACCAAGTTTTTTTAGACCTTCTGTAGCTTTATTTTTCTGTTCACTACTAGATTTAGAATCTTCTTGTATCTTCTTTAATTCTTCTTCAGCTTTCTTAATCTTATCTAATTGCTTTACTGCTTTATTAGCTTCCTGTTGTAAAGATTCACTAAGACCACTGAAATCAAATTTTTTGGTAAGATCAATAGAATCATCACCCTTTAAAGCATTATCTATAATATCGCTTATAGACTTTAACTCACCTTCTTGAATCTCAGGATGAAATTTAATATCCCTATCTTGAGTTAGTTTGTCTATTTTATCTTGATAATTTTTATTATCTTCTTGAGAAATTGCTTCATTCTTCTTTTTATCACTAAGTTTATCAATCTGATCATCATACCAATTCTCAGATCCTTCTTTAGGTTCATTAGAAGTTTCACCAGTTATTTTAGATAATTCTTCTTTATCTTTTTTAATTTTTTCAGTATAAGAATCATATTGATTTGATGTTGTAACAGTTGAATCTCTTAATTCCTCTTGTTTTTTAATATCTTTTTCATACCAATCTACTGTACCTTCTTTTACTGGTGTATTATCTTTATTTCCAGTATTATTAGAACTACCATGAGATATATGAGATGCTGTATATGATCCTCCAGTAGATGATGAATTACTATTATATAAATATTTACCAAAATTAGAATCTGCTTTCGAATTTAATGATACAGATTTTGATATATAAGAATTTCCACGATCATAATGAACCTTTGCTTGTTTATCAAGAGAATCATTAAATGCTTTTACACCTGATGATACAACAGCTTGAGCTGCCCTAGTTACTGATGCTCCATTCTTTATTTGAGCACCACCATCGGTTGTAATATTATAATCTACTCCATTTTTTAATCCTTGACCTTTTAAAGACTGTAATTCTTCTTTTGATAATGTGTCTCCAGTCTTCCAGACTCTAAATGAAGCAGATGTTTTCTTCTTTGATTCTAATTCAATAGCTGCTTGAAAATCTTTTGCTGCTGCTGCTGCATAGGCTGCTGCTTGCGCTCTTAGTACAAATGCTTTAACTATTTTAGAAGTATTGCCAGCAAATACATTCTCTGCATCTCTAGTATTATATACTTCTATTCCAAGTTTATGAAAACTCTCTTTATTATTATTAATCCACTCTGTTCTCTGATGTTCATTTCTAAGTGATTTATACTCTGATCTCAGTTTAGTATAAGTGGTCATAAGATCTGTTAAAGTAGAAACATAAGAGTTTCTTATTTCCTCTCTATTTCTCTTTATCTGCTCCTGTTGCCTTTTCTGTTCTTCAGTTAAATTACCAGTTGCTCCAGTAGCATCTTTTTCACTAGAGAATAAAGATTTTAGTGCTGTTGCTAGACTAAGTACCAATCCAGCTACTGCTATAAATACATTAGCTTTCATTGCAACATTAAGAGCTGTTTGTGCCATAGCAGCAGCAGTTGTAGCTGTACCAAACATACTGGTAATAGCAGTTCCAGCAGCACGCATAATATTAGAATTAGACTGTGCATTATTTACTGCTAGAATAACTCCTTGTAATCCACCTTCTGCCGATTGCATACCAGCTATAGCAGCAACACCAGCATTAGTATTTCCTGTTAATTGTGAAAATACTCCAATAGCTGCCTGTGCTTCACCAGTAAGCATACCAAGTGAATCTTTAGCTGCATCCCATTTTAATGTATCACTAGATGAATTCTTGATAGCACTCTTAACATCACCAAGAGTATCTTTTAATTCTGCTGCCTGAGATACCATAGATGAAATACTGTCTCTAGTACGCCTACCAAAAGCAGAATTCTTTTCTTCATCAGACATACCTCTATAGGCAACAGTCATATTAGTGATGGCTCCAGTCATTTGTCTTAGACTGGCTTTATAATTATCAGTTCTTGAACTAGCTCTATTAAATGCCTGTTCCAAAGAACCTATTTGATCTTCAAGTGAACTTCCTGTTGCACCTAAACTTACTACTTGATCTTTAACTCCAGTAATTGATTGCTTGAATTTCTGATCATCTAATTCTATACCAACTTTTAAATCTGCCATAGTTAATTATTCTTTTATTTTTTTATCTGCAAACAGTTTCTCACATCTCTTTTCAAGTTGTTTTAGCTGTTCCATATCTTGTTTAGTATCTTCATTTTTACGTTCTTCAATTTCACTGTCCTCATCCCATTTAAATTTAATAATATCAGATGGTTTTAGAGTTTTTGTGGAATTAGCCTGAGCCATTATGTAACAGATAGATCTAGCCTGATCCCATGTATACCTATTAAAATAACTATAACAACTCATAATTTCAGATGCTTCCCATGTTTGCATTTTATCCATGAAATAATCTAATGTGGAGATTTTATTTTCAATAACTATAGTTCTAAATAAGTAGTGAGCAATACAATTAATTTTGTTCTCTTTTACTTCTTTTTTATCTTTGAATTTTTTTTTTCAGTTCCGCTATCTAGATTGTTGGATCTATTTAACTGAACTAATAACCATTGTGTAAATTCTTCCAATTTAGTTGGATTATCATCTAACCAATTTATAAAATCATCGAATTCTACAGTAAAAGTAACATCTGATGCTGCCAAACAGGAGTACATAAATGTTATGATTTCATTTAAACCTTTTGCTTCAAAAGACTTGTCTGTTAGTCTTTCATATATCATTAATGACCTAAAGGAATACTTAGGTTCATAAGTTTTTTCATTTATAGTAATTTCCATTTTTGTAATATTAATTTAAGAAATAAGGGATGAAGTTTTTATTACCTCATCCCCATTGAATTTATATATTATACTGCTACATGTTTAATTGCACCCGTTCCAGCAAAAGTAACTGAATAGGTTGCATTATCACCAGCATTTGCAGTAACAGCTAGTGATGTAATAACTGCTTTTCCCTGATACATTGAAGTAGTTGGAGCTGTCCAGCCACCAGCATCACCAGTATCTTCTGTATTAAGACCATTCACATCATAATCTGATGGTAATCCAAAGATTATATCAATAGAATCGCCTACGATAAGTTTAGAAAATAGTCCATCATATTCTGCTACAACATATAGATGATCTGCTGTAATTTCCCAT